TGGTTCTTTAAGTCCTCTAGATTATCTATGCAAATAGAAAGGGATAAGTTTCAAGGCAATACCATAAAAGACTATAGAAACGACATTATTTCATCTCATAGAGGTGTTAATTTCTCAACTATGTCTAAGCAAACACTAACTATAAATAGTGGGTTTGTGCCAGAGTCTTTTAACGAAGTATTTAAACAACTTATGTTAAGTGAACAGGTTTGGATAGACTACAATCAACAAGTATTGCCAATTAATATATCTAATCAAAGCATAGACTACAAGACTAGTTTAAATAATAAGCTAATAAATTACACAATAGACGTAGAATTTTCTTTTAACACAACAAACAACGTTAGATAGATGAAAGACCTTGAGCTTTACATAGAAGATGATAATGGTAATAAAGATAGAGTTGATTTATTTGACTTTGAGGCTATAAACTTAAATCAAAAGATAAAAGACGTTAGAGATATAGGTAAAATATTTACTGACTATTCTCAATCATTTAAAGTACCTGCATCTCCTAATAACAACAAGATATTTAAGCATTATTACAACTATAGTATAGCAGATGGCTATGATGCTAGATTTAAAGCTAAAGGTTCTATAAAAATGGCAGGAGCTGATTTTAGGTTTGGTAAAATAAGACTTGATGATGTAGATATTAAATACAATGAGCCTTATGCATACAAGATAGTGTTTTTTGGTTCTTCTGTTGCTTTAGCTGAGATACTTGGAGATAATGAGTTAGGAAGCTTAGACTACCTAAACAGATTCAATCACGATTACAATGAAGGTGTGGTTAGGACAGGTTTAATTACAGGGTTAAAGTATGATGCAACTACGAATGCAATGACAGGAGGTTCAGAAGGGGATATTATTTACCCATTTATATCTTGTAATTCTTATTATTATTACGATTCAGACCCTAATGACCACGGACATCCAGACCACGAGCCAACTCCTAGTAACAACCTACATAAACACGGAACTACAGCTCATAATGGAATAAACTTTAGAGATTTAAAACCTTCTATAAAAGCTAGGCATATCATAAACGCAATAGAAGATAAATATGAGGGATTGTTCTTTGACAAGACTTGGCTAGACACACCTCCTTTTAATGAACTTTATCTACACCTTCATAGAGACAAAGGAGCTATAGAGAGTGCTGTTGGAGACACAGAAAGTATATTTACTCAACAAGACTTTGGTGTTAACTTAGACATAGGTAGTATTATAACAGATAGATACAAAAGCTACACGTTAACATTTAGTATAAGTCCTCAAAGTGGTACTGGACCATACAATCTGAGAGTAGTAGACACAAGGTCTGGGGAAGAACTAGGATACGCTAACAGACTTGACTCTGACGGTAGTCTTGTATTAGACTATGATGTATTGTCATCAGAAGAACCTAGAAATTGGAATTTAAACTTCTACGTTACAACAAGCGAAGGCTCTACATTAAATAGTTTTAACGCTTCTCTAGGCATAACTGAAAGAACAGCTGTTATTGTTTTAAACACTATAACTGCATATAATTTTGAGGACTATAGTTTTACTAGTCCTAACTCTCCAGAACTTACAGCATCTTATATTGTTGTTACAAGTCAAATACCTAAGATGAAGGTTATTGATTTTTTACAATCAATATTTAAGATGTTTAATCTAACTGCATTCTTTCAGAGAGACGAGTCATTGCCCTCTAAAAGCAGGATAATGATACAACCACTAAACTCCTATTACACTAGTGGTAAAGTTATAGATGTATCTAAGTATGTTGATATATCTGAGACAACCGTATCAAGACCTCCAACATATTCAGAGATAAAATTCACTTATGCTAAACCTCAGACGTTTGGTATAAAGAAAAAAAACGAATTGTCAAATGATGAGTTTGGAGATTTGACTAGAGACAACAGAGATTTAGCAGATTTTGTGTCTGATGGTGGAAAATATGAAGTAAAGGTTGGGTTTGAGCATCTTCTGTATGAAAGAACAACAGACCCTAGCAATGTAAATTACGCAACACCATTTCAGTACGGATGGTTGGTTGACTCTAATGAAAATACAATAAAAACAAAACCGATACTACACTTTGCAGTATCTACTCCAGTAAATACATCAACTTATCCTGTTGCATTCACTGGCATTGTTACAGTGTCTAACCCATTGATAAGTAATTATTTTAGACCTAGTAATTCAAATTCGGATGGCTCACAAACCCTTAACTTTAATTCTGAATATGATGAGTTTACAGGTATTGCAAACACAAATAGCTTGTTTAAAAACTTTTATGAAACTTACATAAAAAAGGCATTTAGTAAGTCTGCTAGATTAGTAACTATGAACGCTACACTTCCACTTAGTGTATTATTAAGCTATGAGTTAAGCGATGTGTTTAGAATAAATGGATTAGATTACAATATTAACAATCTTCAAACGAATTTACTAACAGGTAAGTCAAAGCTAGAGCTTGTTAGTGGTAGCTTTGCAGAGGCAACAAGACCAGATACTCCGTATGGAATAAGTGTTACTAACAGAGGAACTGATAATATGAATATTAGTTGGACAGTACCTGCTACAGGCGTTAGAGCTGTGCGTTACACAACATACTTAGATGGAGTTGCACACGGATTTGGAGACATAACATACACAGGCTCTACACCTAATGCTCCTGTTGCTTTATTAAGAAACTTGACAGCAGGACAAACATATTCCATTCAAGTTACCTCTTCAAGCATTGACTTGGTTGAGTCTTATAGGTCTGAGGTACTATTAGCCTCAACATCAACAGGAAATAGCACACCTACTGACCCAACAAACCTAGCTGTAGATAGTAGGACAGACAACTCAATATTGTTGGAGTGGGATGCATCTACTTTTGATAATAATCTAGGAGAAACAGGATATAATATTTACGGTAGGGTTGGAACTACAATAGACTTCTTGCTATTCTCAAGTGTTTCTACTGATGATTTTGCAACCGCAAACTCAACACACAATATAACAGGGTTAAGTGCAGGTACTAATTATCAATTTAAAGTAAGTGCTTATGATTCTTTTGCAACTACACCAAACTCTGGTTTTAGCAATACCGTAACAACTCAAACAACAGATGTAACTGACTTAGTGCCTCCAAGTGTTCCTGCTGATTTTACGAGTAGTAACATAACTGCTACAAGCGTAGACCTTTCTTGGTTAGCTTCTTTTAATCCAGACGGAACAGCTGCTGATGGATATAAAGTTTATCAAGCAACTACTCAGATAGCAACAACTACAAATACAAACTATAGCGTTACAGGTTTGACAAGTGCAACAACTTATAAATTCTTTGTATCATCTTATGATGCTAATGGAAATGAAAGTAACACTGCTGGACCAGTAACAATAACAACACTATAATATGCTAAAAGATATAATAGACTTATTAAATGAAGATGATTGGCTAGTGTCTGATGAGGATATATTAATAGCTAAAGGAAAATATCAATCCACTACAAACTGGAAAGAATTTAAATACAACCTAAAACAAAGAAGATTATAAGATGGCAGATTCGGATAAAGTAATATTACTTAAAATAGAGGTCGCACAAGCACAGGCTAATGCTAATGTAAAAAAATTAGAAGCTAGTTTAAACAATTTAGATGGTAGGACTAAAGAATATACATTAACCTTAAAAAAACTTCAGCTAGAGAGAGCTAAATTAGCTAATTTAAGGCAGAAAAACTCTAAATCTATATCAAACTATGCTAATGAATTAGGTAATGCTAATAAGCAAACAGGAGCTGCTACATCTGCTACATTGGAATTTGGTAGAGTTCTATCTGATGCTCCTTACGGAATAAGAGGTGTTGCCAACAACTTACAACAACTAGCCTCTAACTTATTCTTTATGTCTAAGGGCGTTGATAATGTAACAGGAAAAACTATAGGATTCGGAGGAGCTATAGGTAGTTTGTTTAAAAACTTAGCTGGACCAGCAGGAATACTAGTTGCTTTTCAAGGGGTAATAGCTCTTATTGACTACTTATCAAACAGAACAGACAAGGCAAAAGAATCTATAGATAAAATGAATAAATCTATAGGAGGTCAAGCTACAAAATTAATCGCCTTAAGGGAATCTTTAGAACAAAACACTATGTCTAGAGATGATGCTAACGATGCTATAAAAGCTGCCAATAAAGAGTTCCCAGAACTTAATCTAAGCTTAGATGAAAACAATCAATTAACTGAAGTTAGTGTTTTAGTCTTAAATAAAAAAACAGAGGCATTAATAAAATTAGCTAAAGCACAAGCACTACAAGCCTTATTGGAGGAAAAATATTCTGAGTTACTTCCGCTACAAGCTAAACAACAAGATTTAGATACTAAAGCTAAAGAAGATAATGCTAAGGCAATTAAGGCTATATCTGCTTCTTATAAGGAACACGGAACAGCGTTAGCTGAAGCTTCTGCTGAATCAAGTCAAGCAGCTGCTGATTCAAACAGGGAGGCTGTGAAAGTAATTAAAAAAGATATAGATGAATTACTTAAACTAGGTGGAGATGATGGAATTATTGATGAAATGTTTAACGGAAAAAAAGGCAAAAAAAGCAAGGTTAAGAAGAGACCTAAAGCAAAAGCATTTGACACTTCTCAAATAAGCAAGGATGCAAAGAAGTATGTAGATGAAGTAATGAAAATGGAAAAGAAAAACGCCTTACTATTAGCTGAAAATAATGTTAGTAAGTTAATTATTGAGAGGGATTTTCAATTAAAGAGATTATCTATGCTTAAAGGAGATAACTCTGCATTGATAGCTGAATATGAAAAGTATTACGATACTTTAATTAAAACAGCAGAAGAGAAGTTAATAAGCGAAAGTAAGATAGACCCAAAAAAACCAAGAACAAAAGGAGACCAAGGAGAAACCTTTAAGGAAAAGCTTATCGCTGGATTAGAAGCTTACATTGAGGTTCAATCTGCTATGACTAACTTTATGAGCGGAGAGTTTGATAGACAGTTAACTATAGAGCAAAACAAGACTAATGCTTTAAATAATGAACTTAATCAAAGGCTTTTAAATGAAGACTTATCTAAAGATGAAAGAGAGAGAATACAATTACAGATAGGTAGAAATGACGAGAAACTAAGAAAGAAGCAGGAAGCTATAGAAAAGAAAAGGTTTAAGTTAAATAAAGCAGCTAATATAGCTAGTGCAAGTATAAACACATACTTAGCTGCAAGTCAAATTTTATCAGACCCTTCATTTAAAGGGAGACCTGTAGCTAGATTTGTCGCTATGGCAGCAACAATAACTACTGGGTTACTGAATGTAGCTAAGATAGCTAGACAAAAGTTTCAGTCTAGTGCAGGTAGTGGAGGTGCTATAGGTGCAGCATCAGGTGGAGCAGGTAGTGGAGGAGAAGGTAGAGAGTTTAACTTTAACCTAGCAGGTAGCACACAATCAAATCAGTTAACACAATCAATAGCTGGTCAATTAAGTCAGCCAATACAAGCGTATGTAGTTTCATCAGAAATGACAAGTCAACAACAATTAGATTTAAGTATATCCAATACAGCAACAATAGGTTAAAATAATAATTATGGAAGATTTAGACATTATAGAATTAATAATAGACGAAAACAATCTAGAGGATGGAATAGAGGCTATCTCTCTAGTAGAAAGTCCTGCAATAGAAGAAAACTTTGTAGCTTTAAGTCGGCACAAAGTAGAATTCAAATCTGTAGATGACGAGAAAAGAATTGTAGTAGGACTAGCTTTAGTTCCAGACAAGGAAATATTTAGAAAAAGTGGAGACTATGCTTATAAGATAATGTTCTCTAAAGAGACTGTTAAGAAGGCATCTGAACTTTACCTTAAAAGACTAAAGAACAACAATGCTACTATAGAACACGAACTAACAGTAAAGGGAGTATCACTTATAGAGTCTTGGATAGTAGAAGACCCTAATATGGATAAAACTAACCTATACAAGTTAGATGCTCCAGAAGGTGCTTGGGCTGTAGTTATGAAGATTGATAATGATGAGATATGGGAAGACGTAAAGCAAGGTAAGTATCTTGGATTTAGTATAGAAGGTTTCTTTAGTCAAAAAGAACAAGAGTTAGCCAAGCAAGACTTGGTAGAATATCCTCACATTATGTACAATCCTAAGACTGGAGATGAAGTAGAGATAATGGATGAAAAGGAACACGACAAGTATGCAGCAAAAGGTTGGGTGCATAGCAAACCAGAAGGATATAAAGAACAAGAATTAAGGTCTTATAGCGACTATCCACAGTCTGCAACTAACAATGCTAAAAGAGCTTTAGCTTGGGTAGAAAAGAACGGATGGGGAAGTTGTGGTACTCCTGTTGGAAAACAAAGAGCAAACCAACTAGCTAACAGAGAGCCACTAACTAGAGATACAATATCTAGAATGGCATCATTTAAAAGACATCAACAACATAAAGATGTACCTTATTCGGAAGGATGTGGTGGACTTATGTGGGATTGCTGGGGAGGAACTAGTGGTGTTGAATGGGCGATAAACAAATTAGAAAAATTATCTCTATCTGAAGAAGACTCACAGGCTTTAGAAATATTAAATGAAATCCTAAATAAGTTAAAAGATGAATAGAAAAAGAGAGCAAGAATGGAGTAGAACATCTCCAAAGAACAAGCGAAGAGGATGTCTATGTAAAGACGGAAGTAAGTACAGCAGAGAGTGTTGTAAGGGTAAAATGATTAATCAAGGAATAGGAAACATTTAATCAAAAATACAACAAGATTTACATTACTAGTTATTAGTATTAGTTAGTATTAATAATAAATTTTAATTTATGAAAAGTCCAAAAGAAATTGTAGATGCGTTCAAAAGCATTTTACTTTCTTCTGAAGAAGTAGTTGAAACACCTGTAGAAGAGGTTGTTGAACTAGCTGAAGAAAAAGTAGAACAAGCTGAGGAAGTTATCGAAGAAGCTCCTGTAGAGGAAGAGGTTATTTCTGAAGATTCAGATATTGAATCATTAAAGAAGAAATACGATTCTTTATACGAAGAGTTAGATTCATTAAAGGCTTCTGTTAAGCAAATGATGGAAATCGTTTCGCCTTCAGAGGAGAAAGACGTTCCTGCTGAGTTATCAGAGGAAGTAGAAATTAAGGAAGATGTTACTGAACTATCTGCTGAAGCAGAAGAAATAGTACATTCTCCAGAAGCTCAAGTAGAGCAAAAACAACAACACTTATATTCACAAAGCAGAAGTAGAACTGTGAAAGACTCAATCTACAACAAACTATTTAATAAATAAAAAAAAAGATGGCAACAACAACTTCAATTACAACAACTTACGCAGGAGAAAAAGCAGCAGGGTACATCTCAGCAGCTTTATTATCCGCAAATACTATCGAAAACGGTGGTATTACTGTTAAACCTAATGTAAAGTTCAAGCAAGTAATCAAAAGACTTTCTACCACAGACTTAATCGCTGATGGAAGCTGTGATTTCGCTGCAACTGACACTGTTACTTTAGACGAGAAAATCTTACAACCAGAAGAATTTCAAGTAAACTTAAACTTATGTAAAACTGATTTTAGAGATGATTGGGATGCAATATCTATGGGATATTCTGCATTTGACAATCTACCTCCTTCTTTCCAAGAGTTTTTAATCGCTGAGATTATTGCTAAGATTGCTGACAAGAATGAGAAAAACATCTGGATGGGTGCTACTGCAACTGCTGGAGAATTTGACGGATTAGTAGCTTTAGCTACTGCTGATGCAACTGTAAACGATGTAGTAGGAACTACTATTACTTCTGCTAACGTAGTTGCTGAAATGGGTAAAGTAGTAGACGCTATGCCTTCTGCATTATACGGAAAGTCAGATGTAAAATTATACGTTGCTCAAAACGTTTATAAATCTTATGTAAGAGCTCTAGGAGGATTTGGTAGTAACGGAGTAGGAGCTGCTGGTTACGAATCAAAAGGAAATAACCAAGCTATCAACTCATTATTATTTGATGGAGTAGAGGTATTCTTAGCAAACGGATTAGACTCTAACTATATGTACTTAGCTGAAGCATCTAACATCTTCTTTGGAACTGGACTTTTATCAGACCACAACGAAGTTAAAGTGCTAGATATGAGCGATTTAGACGGAAGTCAGAATGTTAGATTCGTAATGCGTTTCACTGCTGGTGTACAACACGGATTTGGTTCAGACATCGTTCTTTACACTCCAGCTTAATTAACTAATTATTAACAATAACCCTCCTCTTTTATGGGGAGGGATATTAAAAACCAATACAACAAATGGCTTGTGATTTAACATTAGGAAGAAAAGAAGTATGTAAAGATTCTGTTGGAGGTATAAAAGCTATCTACTTATCGAATTTTGAAGATACCACTACTGCTAGTTACACATTTGATGCTACTAATACAGACGTTATTGATGCTGTATCTGGAACACCAAACGTATACAAGTATGAAGTAAGAGATGCTTCTTCTTTCACGCAAAATATTCAGTCTAGTGCTGATACAGGAACTACTGCCTTCGAACAAGTAGTTGAATTGACATTGAAAAAATTAACTATTGAAGACAACAAAGAATTAAAATTACTTTCTTATGGTCGACCAAGAGTTATTATTCAAGACCAAAATGACAATTACTTTTTAGCTGGATTTGAAAATGGCTGTCAAGTAACTGCTGGTACTATCGTAACAGGACAAGCAATGAATGACCTTAGTGGTTATACATTAACTTTAACTGGTATGGAAAAGAGACCTGCAAACTTCTTAGACTCTGACCCTGCAACTGTAGGATTTACTGTTGTAGTTCAAGCATAGTTTTACGTTTACTTTATGTTTTTAGTTTAGGTCTACTTCGGTAGACCTTTTCTTTTGCAATAAAAACAAAAAAACGAATATACGTTATAAGTTTATGATTAGATTATTGCCAACATCAAGCTCACAAACTTTTTCTATATTGCCTAGAACATTAGATACAACAGGTATCAATGCTACAATAAGAGAGGATGGTACAGGAGAGTCTGTAACGATTACTAATGTAACAGCAGTAGTTAACAATGACTACATAGATGTAACTCTGTCTTCAGATAAGTTCATAGCTGAAAGAGCCTATGTTCTAGAAATGACTAGAGGTTCTAATTTGTGGTATAGAGACAAGATATACGTTACAAGCCAAACAGACACGGACATCTACCATACTATAAGTACTGACTATTACGAAGAGAACGATACTGATGGCGATGATAAATACATAACAATATAATGGGTAAAATAAATATTAAAAAGAATTATTCAGTAAGTAAACCAAAGACGTATACTAAGAACTTTAGTGTAGTTGAATTATCTACCTATGAGATGCCTAAGGCTGTAGAAAGAAAAGGAGATAATTGGGTTAGTTGGGGAGAAGATAATAATCACTTCGGCAGACTAATAGACTTAAACTTAGGTAGTCCTACCAACTCAAGATGTATCAAAGGTATATCTGATATGATTTATGGTAGAGGACTAGAGTGTACTGATAGTAAAGAAAAGCCTGTGGATTGGGCAGAGACTCAATTAATATTTAAACCTAAAGATATTAAAAGAATAGTAAACGATAGAAAGGAGTTAGGAATGGCTGCTATCCAAGTTGTTTACAATAAAACAAAAAAGAAAGTATTAAAAGCATTACACTTTCCAATAGAAACACTTAGGGCTGAGAAAGCTGTAGATGGAATTATAAAGGCTTGGTATTATCATCCTAATTGGGCTGAGTACAAAAGAGGCGATAAGCCTAAAAGAATACCTGCTTTTGGTCAAGGTGGTAAGAAGGAAACTTCTGAGATATTTGTATCTAAACCTTATCAAAGTGGATTCTGGTATTATACTCCTAGTGACTATCACGGATGTTTACAGTACTGTGATTTAGAGGTAGAGGTATCTAACTACCATATTAACAATATAAAAAATGGTTTACAGCCTAGCTTATTTATTAACTTTAATAATGGTATCCCTCCAGAGGAGACTCAAGAAATAATAGAAAGCAAGATAAACGATAAGTTTGGAGGAACAAACAATGCAGGTAGAACAATCATAGCTTTTAACGAAGACAAAGATAGTTCTGCAACTATAGACCCTATACACTTACCAGATGCTCACGCACAATATCAGTTCTTAGCTGATGAGAGTAGAGAGAAGATAATGTTAGGACACGGAATTGTATCTCCTATTTTATTAGGTATTAAAGACAACACAGGTTTTGGTAACAATGCAGAGGAATTAAGAACTGCATCTATACTTATGGATAACTTTGTTGTTAGACCTTTTCAAAAGGACTTGTTAGATGATTTCTGTGAGATATTAGCTATAAATGGAATATACTTAAACTTATACTTTGTTACTTTACAACCTATTGAGTTTACAGAACTAGACAACATTTCTACTAAGATTAAGCGAGAAGAAGAAACAGGAGAGAAGTTAAGTTCTCAAGAAGAACCAACAGACTTTTCTGATGAAGAAGGAGATGATATGTTAGAGCAGTTAGAAGGCTTAGGAGAGGTTTTAAGCGATGATTGGGAGGTTATACATACTGAGAAGTATGCTGAGGAGTTAAGTGAGGTTAAAATGGCTGAAATTAAGTCTAGCAATAAATCATCTAAAGAAGATAGTAAAATCTATAAAGTTAGATATGCTTATATGCCTGTAAGAAAATCTCCAGAAAGTAGAACTTTCTGCAAGAAGATGGAAACGTTTACAGAAAGAAAGATAGTATTTAGAAAAGAAGATATTAATATGATGTCTTTTAGAGGTGTAAATAGTGAGTTAGGTCATAACAGACAGAACTATAGTTTGCTAAAATTTAAGGGTGGTAAGAACTGCCATCACTTTTGGGAACTTAGAGTTTATAAGTTAAAAGGAGATAAAAGAACAGACCCTAATTCAGCTTACGAGAAAGGTTTAAAAGAACCTAAAAATCCAAGTGAGATGACTGAAAGAATGATTGATAGACCAGACAGAGGGGCTTATCCAACAAATAAAAAATAAGATATGGCAACTAAAGCATTATTTATAACATTAAATGACTTAAAAAGAAAGTCTATTATATCTGGAAATACAGATGATGATAAGCTGATACAATTTGTAGAGGTTGCTCAAGATTTGCATATCCAAAACTATTTAGGTGGAAACTTATACGACAAGCTACAGGACTTAATACTAACAAACACACTTGATGATGCTGCTAATGTTAACTATAAAAACTTAGTTAATCAGTATGTAAAGCCTATGTTGATTTGGTTTAGTCAAAGTTCTTACCTGCCATTTGCTTCTTACAATATTGGTAATGGAGGTATTTACAAGCATATTGGAGACAACAAACAAGCTATAGATAAAGATGAGTTGGTACATTTAATGGGTAAAGTTAATGAGACTGCTGACTTTTATACTAGGAGATTCTTAGATTATATGGATTACAATAACAATCTGTTCCCAGAATATAACACATCTACAAATGAGCAGATGAGTCCAGATACAGATTCTAATTTCTCTGGAGGTATATTTTTAGGATAGTATGAAGAAAAAGATGTACAAACCAAAAGACTCCAACGTTAAAAAGATGGAGATATTGTTTAAAAAGATAAAAAATAAAGATGGCAAACGAAATTTATCCAGTTAGTTGGTGGGGTAGTCCAGTAGAGAATGGCTGGGGAGGTATCTATTATAATTTTGCATACCCAAGTGCAATACCTAGTTTATTAACTACATTACAAGCAAGAGCTTCTTATTATGAGAATGTAACTTGTACAACTGCAACATTAACTAAAATTGAAAACATAGAATAAGATGGCAGATAATTTATTAGATAAAGCATCAATATTACTTACACCAACTGCATACAACGATGGTAGTATGTTGAGTGTAAAGCCAGAGAACGGAGATGGAGATTTCACATTCAGTAGAAGTTCTGCTGCAACTAGAGTTAATGCACAAGGTTTAGTAGAGAATGTACAGATAATAAGTAGTGAGTTAGTTTCAAATGGTAACTTTTCACAAATAGGTACAGAAGAAGTTTCTAATGGTAACTTTTCACAAGAAGGAAGTGAGTTAGTAACTAATGGAGATTTTAGTAATGGTACTACTGATTGGACTCCTAATGCTTCTGCAACGTTAAGTATAGATACAGGCAGATTAAAAATTGCTATAAGTGGTGAAGCTTCAGGCTATGCAAAACAAGATATTTTCACAATAGAAAGTGGCAAACAATATAAATGTACAGGGACTGTTGATTTTGGTACTGCATCACAAATGAGATTTTATGTAAGTAATACAGGACAATTTTTTGATATAACTCAATCAGGTAATTTTAATTTTACATTTACTTCAACAGGAACATCTACACAAATTAGACTTTATACTTATGGTGATGGTAATTATGGTTTTTGGGATAACATCTCAGTTAAAGAAGTCGGACAAGATTGGAATTTGATAGGTACGGCAACTATAACAGAAAATCAAGCTAATATTGTAACCACAAGTGCAGTAACTGGAATTTCTCAAACAAATATTTTAACTGTTGGTAAAAACTACAAATTATCATACAATATAGTGTCTAACAACAATGGTGGTTTAAAAATATCTGGTAACGAAATACCTAGTAT